GAGATATAAGTCTTGCAATCCAATCACATCATTAGATCTTGGGCAAGCAGAGATTTCGATGATTGGTTGTCTCTGAACCGTTTTAGAGGTCGAAACAATATTAATATTATCTAATAATATTTCACCCTTTTGATAATTAATCGTTCCTACAGACCTTCTTACGATTCCTGGTTGAGTTGGAGAATTAAGTTTAAATAAGAAAATTTCTCCAGTCACTTGATCTTGATTTGGAACATCGCCAAGATATACAACATCATCAACTCCAAATACTCTAAATCCAGAACTTTTAATATTATATCCGTCAAGTCTCTTTATATAGAACTCATTTCCAAAGCAGATTTCATAATTTGCTAATTGATTTAATTTTGCCTTCATGTCTCTTCTAATCTGCACTTTTGTGATATTAGAAGTAATAGATTCATGACTATTGTCAATAATATTTTGGAATCTACTATACTTGAATCTTGCACCATACTTATTCAACTCAGTAGAATTGGAGTAATTGTCAACATTAGTAGAAACAATAGATTTAACAAAGTCTGCTCCTGGTGCTAAATTTTCATTATAATAAACAGTTGAATCGGTCTCAACATACAGATACTTGAGATCTAATATTTCTGGAACAATACCAGCAACACTATATCTTCTTAAGATGTTTTTTAAATTGTCTTTGATTGAATTTGGCACAAATGGTCCAAAGAATGGTTTGATAGTAATAAAAACTTTTCCAAATTGTGGAGGAGATAACGTTTCTCCACCAAATACAGAAACAGATTGTGTCTCTGGATAAATCTTTGGAATCAATGCTTCATAGTCTGCAGCAGTGACTGCTCTATTTTGAGATGCGTAAATTTTAGTCGCATAGTTCTTAACAGAATCTACAGACTCAATTTCCTTTCCACTTTCTGATGCAGTAATTGTAGTAATTAACGAAATACCATCTGCAACAGAAACATTATTATTATCTACAAGTATTCCACTGAAACTAAAGTTTGATAATCCGTTTGCTTCTTCACCAGATGTTCTAATATATGAAACTTCGATGAAACTTAACTCTTCTAATTTTTCACCAAAAATACCATCACCAAAAATTAATTCATATCTTTGATCTTCTATTTCTTGGATGAAATAAATTCTTGAGTCTCCAGTGACATCAAAGAGACTGTCTGATAATAAAAAGTTTCTACTGGTCGTACTTGACTCAGTGTCTCTAACTAAAACTCTTAATGTAGAAGTATCAATATGTGAGTTACTTAAAATATATTTTTGTGGGGGTGCAGGATTTTCTGCTTCTACTGTAAAATTATCAACTAAAAATTCTCCCTCAAAAATATTAATACTGTCGAAAGTTGCCACTCCATCAACGACAGGAACCGTAATGTCTTCTGGTATGGCAAATGTATAACTATCCCCTCCAAACGCGCTTGTAGAGGCAACTACGCCCTTCTTAAGGGTGATTGCAGTTGGGTTGGTGGTGAAGTCTGTAGTATCAACAGTAAACGTAATTGCAGATCTTGCTGCTGTTCTTGACCTAGGAACGTATCCAATATTACGTGCCAAAGAAACAACGTTCTCTCTTAACGTTGCACTATCAATAAAAACCTCATTGCTAACCATGTTAGCATTGTATGAGGAAATATATGTATTATACGCCAATACATCAACTATAGTTGAAAGGTTAGAACCTTCAAAATCATAGTCAGTAAAGTTTGAGTTTGATCGAAGATAACTCTTAATAGAAGTTTTTATCTGATCAAAATCCAGATTTGTGAAATTGACTAACGGCATTATCGTGTCTGTTGTAATGCGAATGATAATTGTTGTTGTAAAGCATCAACACCAACAATATTATAACTAATCGTCACATTAAATTCGTTGTCCTCATAGTTTGGAGCAACGACTACATTAATCAATTCAACTCTTGGTTCAAAATTATCAATGGTATTTCTGATTTCATCTTCAATTAAAGATGCAGAAATGGTATCAATGTTCTCAAAAAGTGATCTTGATATCCTAGAACCAAGGTCTTCGTTAAAAAACCTTTCGCCTGGAAGGGTAAATACAAGATTTCTGACTGATCTTGCGATTGCAGTCTCATTTTTGATTGCAAGAAGATCATTAGACAGTGGACTTACCTGAAAAGCACTCCCAATATCCCTAAAACCTTTACTTACCCTTTCGACAGGCATGGTAATTCAATAAACATATATTTATTTATTAGTCTTTTAGGAAAGTTTTGTCGTCAATTTCTTCAAAATCAACTTCTTTTAACTCTTTTTCTTTCTTCTGTACCCATCTATCGTAGACACTATCATAATCAGTGATTAATCCTTCAGTTCCGTGCTCATTTTTCATAAAATCCTCGTCTCTGTCAACTTTAGCGTTGCCCATTTTGCTCCTCAGTGGCGTTTTCTTCTAATTTTTGGCGTTCTTTTGATGTTTTCCAGAAATATTCGTCCTCACGACCCATTCCAAGACGCTCAAAACCGTTTTCAACCTGATAATATTGCGTTGAGACCTTAAAATCCGGCATTTTTGGTTCAACAGGAGTCAAACTGTTATCATAGATACGCATTCTATTGTTTGGATAGAGTGCATATTGACCATTTTCAAGTTCAATTAGGTTATGTGACTTATGTTCAGCAGGATTTTCACTTGTTGCATAATCAACATAGTCTGGATCATGATGATAATTGTCAATTGTACATACATATGTACCTTTCATATTACCATAGTCTCTTGTATAGACTTCAAAGTCCATTGAACCAATGAATTTCTTGTCAATACTTACCACACCATAGTCCATACAATTCCAAAACTGTAGATTTGGTAGATTCATATCAGGACTTGGTGTCTCAGGATCAGTTACAAAGGCACTAATTGGTAATTTATCATACATTGCAGCATATTCTGGTAAGTATGTCTCAAAATAAAAAGCACGTCCAGGCATCGATTTACACGACACCCAAACGCCCTTTACAAATTCACCATGACCACTTTGATGGTCAGTGAGATATTCTTTTCTTACCCAGACTTCAACTGATGGTAAGTTCGTAATTAAACAAGCCATTCATAATTGTTTTCGCTATGTTTATTTACCTTGCCCACGATAACGCTTCTTTTTCTTATTACGACTCGTTGCTGCAAGTAGAGTATTCTGCGAATTACCCTGCCGTGTCTTTTTCGGTTTCCCGGGAATATAATTACCCTGCTTCATCATTGCCATCTTCAATTACCTCAATTTCATATTGGTCGGGTTTGATGCTACCATCAGTATTATCATAATACTTCTGAGCATAATCGTCAAGAATCTCAGCACATTCTTCAGCACTGAGATTCTGATGTATCTTACGTCCGTTACATAAGATATTATACATGATCAAATCACACGAGTCTTTTCGTGTCCAACGCGAATCCGAGGATCGCACCAAATCTTGAATCCCTTTTCAATTGCATCAAGACAGAATGAGACATCTTCTCCACACATGTCTTGTACTGCACCAGATTCAAAGACTTGCATCTTCGGTGCAAACCAAGGATATTCAAGATTCTCAAAGACACCCTTCTTAATGAGCACCCATCCAAAACCTGTGTAATCTACAGTGAAAGGCTTACGCCGCTTGCTGATGGATTCCACTGTCTCGTGGTTCATGACTCCACCATTCTTACGGAAATCATCCTCTTCTAACCAGTGTGCTACAGATGTTGTATGTCCATCTTCAGTTGCATACCACCCTGCAACAATTTCCTTCTCTTCACCTTCAGCAGGAAATGCCATGTCACACAATTGCCAAAACTTATTGGTGTCAAAAACAATATCACTATCAATCCACAATTGATAATCATAAGTCAACTTACCATCCCAAGGAACCTGCTTTGGTCCACGCAATACATTCGCTCCAAGTACCTTACAACGTGCAAAGTTAACCATTGAAGAATAGTCTTGACTAATCTGAATACCCATACCATTCTGTACCATATCAAAGCACAGTTGTACAAAGTTCTTCAGAAATGTAAATGAACATCCTCGACCAGGCAAACAGAATACAATCTGCTTACCTCGCATCCTTTCCTTAATAGCAGCAATATC